ATAATCTTTAATTGCTTTTAAAAGAATATCACCTTCATAATGTTGAACTGGGTTAGTTAACTTATTTAAAGTTGACATACTTTTTGAAACATCATTTGGATCACGAGGTGGTTTATGACGCTTCTCGCCAAAATTTTCTACAATACCCTTAAAAGGTGTTGGCATATAAGGTGTACGTTGATTAGATGTCATATCCATACCATCTTTCTTGACTTTACCTAAAAAGGTAACAATAGTTTTATCTTGATTACCATCTTCTCTTAAATAAAGAGGTTTGGCATCTACAACGGTATATGGTAAACCATAAGTATCAACATTCACATTATCCGCAGAATGTACAACTAGAGTAGGACTAGTTTCTTTCAATTTAGCAAGAGCTTTCTGAATATGAGATCGTAATACTACGGTACTCCATCCAGTATAAGAATTTGTAAAACCTGCAACATGATAACCATAAATAATGGCTTTTTCAGCATCAACTAATAATCCACCACAAAGACCGCAAAATCCTTTAAATTGAGTCTCATAAGCAAGACCTTCACCTTTTGTTATATTAAACATAGTGAATTGTTGTTTCACACCCCAAAATTTTCCGGGGTGCTCAATCATACCTGCATAATGAACATCCTGTTCATTAGGTCTTGAAGGATGCTTTGAAATTTTTACTTCATTATCCGGAGATTTCCACATTAATACTGTTGAACGATTGTAAAAAGTTGGATATTCATCAGCAAAATATTTTGAAAAATCTCTACTCGCTGGACAAGATGCTAAATGGATAAATGCTTGATCATGTTCACGATCAATATATACATATTCTTCTGTCAAATTTTGATCCTTCGTTTTAGCACTAGGAACTCCAGGTGTTGTTGAAGTCTCAATAGAGAAGGGATATGTAAAAGGTACAGCATGTGATGGAATCATGATAACATTAGAAGCTACCATAATACCATTTACAGTATTATAAGTTTCACCTTTAGATTTTGTTATAACAACTCTAAGAGATCGTGCAATCATATCTTGCAAATCTTTACTAGTTGTAGTTCTTGATGTGGGACTTTCTCTAGGGGGTAATCTTGAATAACCCTCTTTATAATTCCGTTCATCTTGAGTTTGATAAACATATTCGCCTTTTTTAGGAGAATCTAAAGCGGTAGAAAAATAATCTGTAACCTTATCGAGATAGGTTGATTTATCTTGAGTCTTTAATAAAGGTTTTAAAGCTTTATAAAATCCATATGCCAGAAAAATTCCTGCACTAATGGCAAAATATTTCTTAGCATTATTTTCCAAATGGGTGGACATATCTACACATAAGGATGATAATTGATCCTTTCTTCTATTAATCTCAGCATCAACATCTCTTAAAGTCTTTTTGTACATAAAATACATGTAACCTAAAGATGAGATAGAGATCATCTGTGCTAATCTCATATTGGAAATGGCACTAATAATAGCGCCTCCAAAGAGAAGAAAAATACAATTGATATAAGATTTCCTATCATTATAAACTTTTTTATAAATCATAGATTTCCTACCAAATTCGGTTATTAAT